ACCGATGAAGGTCGGCAGCCTCCGGCATCGGGTCACCGTGCAGTCCCTGGTCGAGACCGTCGACCAGTACGGCCAGCCGGTCCAGAACTGGGACGCGACCGTCTCGCGCTGGGCCGCGATCCGCACGCCCAACGGCCGCGACAAGATCAACGCCGATCAGCTCAAGGTCGAGCTCACTCACATCCTCACGCTGCGGTACGTGCCGGGGCTCGACGTGACCCAGCGGCTCGTCTTCGACGGGCGAGTCTTCAACATCACTTATGTGATCAACAAGGACGAGCGCAACCGCGAGCAAGAGGTCTACTGTAACGAAGAGGTCGGGATCGAACCATGAGCATCACCGTCAACGTGAGCAAGTCCGTCTCCGCGAGCGGTTCGAGCGCCTTGACCGGCTCGCACTCCGAGACCGGCACCAACCTGGCGACCATCGACACCGCGTTCGCCGCGGGCAGCGTCAACGTCGTGTCGAGCGCGGCGTTCACGACCGCGGCGTTGAAAGCGGTCATTCTGGTGGCGTCCCAGCCCCTGACGCTCACCACCAACGGCACCAACGAGGTGCAGCAGATCGCCATCACCGGCACGCCGACCGGCGGCACGTTCACCGCGACCTACTCGGGCCAGACCACCGCGAGCATCGCGTATAACGCCACCGCGGCGACCGTCCAGGCCGCACTCGAGAACCTCTCCAACATCGCGGTCGGCGACGTCGTCTGCACCGGCGGGCCGCTCCCGGGAACGCCCGTCGTCTGCACCTTCGGCGGCAACCTCGGCAACGCCAACCTCACGCAGATGACGACCACGGACAGCCTCACGGGCGGGACGACCCCCGCCTCGGCCGTCACGACGACCACGGGCGGCGTGGCGCCGTCCAACACGTTCAGCCTCCTGGCCGGCATCCCGTTCGTGTGGGCGCTCAGCGAGGGATACTTCGCCAACCCGTTCACCGCGGACGTGGTCCGGTTCAACGTGACCTGTGCGGTGTCCGCCCGGCTCCAAGGCAGGATCCTCACCTGACCCATGGCCACCTTCACCATCACCGGCGTCAAGGAAATCCAGCGCGCCTACCGCGAGCTGCCCAAGCGGGTGGCCAACAAGGTGGTCCGCCAGGCGGTCCGCAAGGCGCTCAAGCCCATGCAGGCGAAGGTCAAGGAACTCTCGCCGAAGGGTGAGACGGGCCGGCTCGCCAGGGCCCCGAAGGTCCGCGCCCGCAAGAAGGTCAGGCGCGGGATCATCGCCCTGAACGTCCAGATCGGCGAGGGCGACTTCAAGGGCGAGACGTTCTACGGCGGGTTCCAGAACTTCGGCACGAAGAAGATCAAGGCCAAGGGCTACATCGAGGCGGCCTTCGAAGCCACGAAGGACGCCGCCGCCCAGCAGGTTTCCAGCGAGGTCGCCGCCGGGATTGTCCGTGAGGCGATCGCCGCGGCCAGGGGATGAAATCGAGATGAGATCGAACGCTGCCCGCTATCTGCTGATGCCCGTCGCGGCCCTGCTCGGCCTGGCGACCCTGCCCGTGGCCACGCTCACCACCGCCCAGACGGCGGTGGTCGCGACGCCGCTCAACAACGCGGCCGGCTCGCTCGCGGTCGACCACCTGTCGGGCGCCGCCACGCTGGCGCTCCAGCCCGGCGAGGGCGCCCGGTTCGGCACGCCGACCGCCGATGCGCCGGTCCGGGTCACGGTCGCACGCCGCCCCACGCTGGTCTCCGGGCGGATCGAGGCGACGACGACCCAGACCATCTACCTGGTCACCGGCCGCACCGGCGACACGCTCACCGGCCTCACCGCGACCGAGGGGACGACCGATCGCGCCTACTACAAGGGCGACCCGGTCGCGGCGCTGATCACGGCCGGCACGATCGCCGAGATCCAGGAAGTCGCCAACGCGGGCGGCACGAACTCCTTCAAGCTCACGGGCGACCAGGTCGCCAATGGCGAGAAGACTTTCGTGGCGCCCGACGCCGGCGCGACGCTCCGCGTGATCGACGAAGCCGAAGTCGAACTGCACGCGATCGACGACGCGGGCACGGCCACCATGGCGAGCACCGCGGCGGTGTCCCCGACCGGCTACGCGGGGATCTACTCCAAGGCCCACAACCGCAGCGCCGACGCACCCACGACCGCCCCGTTCTTCAACGCCGTCAGCGGCACGCCGTTCACGAACACCCCGATCGGCGGTGGCGCGCCGACGACGGTAGTCGACAACGTCCACGCGATGGGCTTCGAGCGGGTGCCGGGTGTTTTGCCGGGCTATTCCGAGAACATCGAGCACTACTGGCATACCCAGTACACGACCGAGTGGCACAACGACTTCATCTCGATGGACGGGACCGTCCACTTCCGGCCGCAGTACGCGATCCTCCCGAACGACAACTACCGGGTGCAGTGGATCTACACGGGATACAATTTCGATTTCTTTTCACGCCTGAATACGTCGGGAAGCCCGACCCTCCGCGTGTTCATGAACGACGGCGACGCCGGCAAGGTCACGGTAACCAGTTCCGCCGACCCGTTCGAGGCGATCACGGGCACGGGGAGCATGTACTTCACCGGCAATCCGGGGACGTCGTTCACGGCGAGGAGCGCCCTGGCGGCGGACGCGTCGAACGCGACCCGCAACGGCCCTTCGCTCCAGACCCAGGGCTACTACTGGAACGGGTCCGCGAGCACCCCCGCCGACGTCGGCTTGTCGGCGAATGTCACCGGGAACGGCACGTACCAGGGGCTGCTCTCGGTCGGGAATGCGCTGCACAGATACTTGCAAGACGGCAAGGTGGGCCATAACGTCGCGCTCGGTCGCATCACCGAAAACCTCGTCATGAACCCGGGGTACGTCGCGGCGGTCAACAACGCCACCCCGGCCAACGCCACCTACCGACTGATCGGCCTCAACGCCTCCGATCAGGTGTCGATCGACCCCGACCGGCGCGGCACCACGTTGATGAACAACGTGGCGATCACGGAGCAGGACCTGGGCGGCGGGCTGCTCCCGATCGTGACGCTCGGCAACGCGGCGATCGGCGGCAATGACACGACCGTCGCGGCCTGGTTCAAGCGGAACTCCCCGTCCAAAGCGTTCTGGTTCGGGGCCGACACCGACACCGGCGAGACCGTCTTCCGCGGCACGGGCGGGCTCACCTACACGTCGGCGGCCGGTGGCTCGAATGTCAATGTGCTGATTCAGAACAACGGGGCGTTCGGCACCAACAACATGGCGAGGCTCTACCTCGCGCCCCACTCCGGCTACGACCGGACGACCTCGCCCTATCTCGAGTTCTTCAACAACACGGCGGACGGCTCGGCGGGCGTCGACTCCGGGTTCCGCGTCGCGACGTTCACCGGTGGCACCCGCTCGGTCAAGATGACCATGCTGCCGTCCGGGGCGACGACCTTCACCGGTGGCGTCACGGCCGCGAGTTTCGCGGGCTCGGGCGCGAGTCTCACCGGGGTCCCCGAGAGCGCCGTGACCGGCCTCGTCGCCGACCTGGCGGCCAAGGCCCCGCTCGCCTCGCCGACGTTCACGGGGACGGCGACGGCGCCCACGGTCCAAGGTGATACGGCGGCGGCGGGCAACCTGAATCTGAGCAGCACGGGCCACGCGACCAAGGGGCTGATTAAATTCGGGGCAAACTCATATTTCGATGAGTCGGCTGGATCGCTCTACATCAAGCGGCAGAGCTTCACCGACGGCTTACGGATCGAGGCGAACGGATTCACCACGAATGCGATCTCGATCCTCTCTGGCGGGACCACGGTGGCAGCCTGGGGTTTTGCGGGCCAACTCTACGTCGCGAACGGCTCACAGGCGGGTCCGACCTACAGCTTCCAGACCAAGACGGGGACCGGGTTTTTCCTCGGAGGCCCGTCCGGCACCGTCGCAGATAATATCTCGGTCACCGTGACCGGCCTCCAGCGGGTCGTCTTCGGCGGCACGGGCGACCCTCGCATGAGCCTCATGGCGGCCAGTTCGACGACCCAACGCACGGCTGCCGTGATCGACACGAGTTTCCCGACGGCCACCGACGCGAGCCGGCTCGGACGGCTCACGCTGTACGCGGGCGACTTCAGCGGCACCAACCGCGAAGGGATCCGGATCGAATCGAACGGCTCGGCACCGCTGATCGGCTTCCTCGGCGGCACGGCCGTTGCCCGCCAGCCGGCGAACGCGGACACCTCCGGCGCGACGCTCGCCGCGCTCGAGACAGAGGTGAATGAGCTCAAGCAGTTGATCCGTAATTACAATTTGATGGCGCCGTAAGGATCATCTCATGCACCTCCTCATCCCGTCCTACACCTTCCCGACCGACGCCACGCCGACCGAAAACGCCGTCGCGTATGTCGCCTACATTGGCGCCGACGTCTGGGATTTCTCCAGCGGTCGCATCACCGTCTGGCTCTATCGCAGTTACGAGTTGGCGAACCTGGTCCCGTCCAAGCCGCGGCCCGACGCGATCGAGGTCCAGCCGGGTGAGTTGTTCGCCGCGGCCACCGACACCACCCCGGAAGTCCGCATGCCCACCGTGCCGGAGATCGACGCCGAGGCGCACGCGGCGGCCGCGGCCCACCCCGACCTCACGCCGATGCAGTTGCTCGGGCTGATCATCTACACGCACCTGCTCAGCCATCCTCGGCTCGCAGGTGCCACCCTCGTCATCACGCCTTAGTTCAAGGAATTCGCATGATCACGCGATCCCGATTGGTCTGCCTCTGCGTCTGCCTCGCGTCCCTGGCCGCCGCGCCCCCGCCGAAGGACGCCACGCCGCCCCTCAAGATCACCGAGGATGATAGAGATATCCTGCTCGGATTCCAGGCCGAGCGTGCCCTGGTCCTGGCGCCGATCGAGGCCCGCCAGGCGGCCTACCTCCAGCGGCTCGGTCGCCGGCTCGGGGTCGACCCTCGGGACCTCGAACGCAAGTACCGGTTCGACCTCCAGGCGCTCACCGTGGTGCTGGCGACCGAGCCGAGCGCGGCCCAGCCGTGAGCGACGTCATGCCGGTGGCCTCCGTGGTCAGCGTCCGTGACTTCGGGGCCAAGGGCGACGGGGTGGCCGACGACACGGCGGCGATCCAGCACGCCGTGGACGTCTTCTCGGGCCAGCAACGCACCGGCTGCATCCTCTTCCCCGTCGGCACCTACCGCACGACCGCACCGATCGTCTACCGCGGTGCGTACAGCCAGGCCGTGCGGATCATGGGCGAGGTCAGTTCGGCGGGGATGAGCGGGGCCTACCTGATGTACGACGGGGCCAACCCAGCCTGTGCGGTGCTGGAGATCGCGGGCGGGGCCGATGTCATCGTCGAGCACCTCGGACTCGACACCGGGCCGGGCGGGGCGCAGTACGGCCTCTA